TAAAAGAATATTTTTACGCTTTCTTATTGCAGCAAGGTCTACCTGAGATAAACCCCCCCAGACTCCATACCTTTCGTGGTGTATCCCCCACTCTGCACACTCTATTTGGTGCTCGCATTTAGAACATAATTTCTTGGCTATCTGAACATTTGAACTGTTTGTATCCATCCCCCTTTGGTCATCAAAATCATCAATAAAAAATACTTCTCCCCCAATCTCCTTACAAAGTGGTCTCTCAAAATTCCAAGGCTTTCTTAGTTTCTTTGCGCTAGACAAGACAAGCCTTTCAATAGGGGAGTTGCTAAGAAGTTTCTACACTACCGCATAGCCAGCAATGTCTACCCAGGTATCTGGTTGGAATCCTGACCTAGCGGCATATCTAGCAACTTTCAATCCGATCATCATCATTGCTACATCTTCCGCAAGGACTTCTTGTCCCAAGATGACTGACCATATCTTGGCAATTCTAGTGAAGTTTTCTTCTGGGCCACCGTATTGCTTATCCCTGTCACCAGAGATAAGTCCAGCAGCCTCACGAAGAGCTGCAACCCGTGGGATCACTTTCTGCTCTTGCTCTGTCACTTCTTCAGACATCTCTTTTCCTCACTATGGCTACTGCTTCGTAGGCGGTTTCACTAGTTACATCTAGACCTTCTTCAACAATTAGTTCATAGTTAAACTTCTTTTTTACATCAGAAATATTAACTTCAAAAAATGTTGAAATTCTTTCTTCAGTAGCTTCAACTAGATCTTCATAGTTATTTCCGCAGACACTAAATCTAGCGGTTATTGTTACGCTCACAGTACGGCAACCAATTTCTCTAACTTGTCTGGGCTGTAGTGGCTTCCATCAAGCACTGGCTCTTTACCGTCAGTAGTCTTCACAATGATGTCTCCGTATCGAACACCGACAATGCGTCCTCTACGACCGTTGTGTAGTTGACCTAGCTCTCCAGCGTAAGCATCGGGACGAACTCGGACTTCATCACCAACCTTGAGGAAACCAGACCTAGCTTGTTCCCAGATTTCATTACCTGAGTTATCAACTAGGGCAATACTCATTGCTAACTTACTAAAAATCTCCACCACATGTGGGTCATTTTTTTCAGAATGCTTAAGTGTCATCCAGAACTCAAGAAGCCCCATAACAGAAATACCCACCTGCGCCGGAACTTTTGCTTGCTCTAGTTGAGACTTGGCTAAGTCAATGTTGAAATCTCTCATTAAGCACATCCAATCTAGTTAAATAGTACTACATTATTCTGAAAATACGGAAGTTAGAACACTTTCAACAGACTCTTCAAAGTTTGGTATTGATTTTATATAGTCATCCTTTTGAGTATCAGCAAGGGTTGATCTTTCTTGATATGTCATATCTTCAATTTGATGAGCCAGTGCTGCCCAAGAATCTCCTAAATACGAGGTGTGCCTCCAGTCAGATACAACTGGCGTATTTACATAAAGCGATTGAGACAGGTTCACAGACCACCAAGGGTCATCATTTTTATATGTACTAATAAAAGATCCAATGGCATTACTCATCTTCAAAAGAACTTCTGAGTTATTAGTCCACTTAGTTTCAATCATTGGATCAACTCTATTATTTATAGTTTTATCAATCTTCTCAACCCAACGAGTTTTCTGATTTGATACCCAGAAATCAGAATCAGTTTTTAAGTATGAAGCTATTGATTCTGGCATAGCCGTCAGGAGCACTGAGTCTAGGCAAAGAAGACTTACTGATCTTTCCTTCAAGTTTGGGATGTAGTCAGTCAGATTAGATTCATTAGACCAGGGAAACGCTGGAGCAATTGTCTTCTCCCAAGTACCCTCATACAGATCAACAATCACAGAATACAATCTTTCAAACTCTTCTGGCTCACTGACTTTTTCATACTCTGGACGCTTTGAGTAGAAATCCTTAATTAGGTCGCTTGGGTTATTTGCAATTGCTCTAATGCCAGACCAGAGCCTGTGTGGTTCTGGTGCATCAACTAGATAGCGAACCTTTGTGACCTTCTTTGCCCGTTCAATAACGGATAAAGCACCGTATAGGCGGTAGGCAGAGACGCTCGTAGGCGGGGTTAGTCCAACTACTACGGCATCAAAGCCACTCAGATACTCCTCAGTCATTGATAGCGATGGTGTCCCCCACACAACCTCGTGACCAGCGTACTCAAGAGAGTTGTTAATCAGCCTTGAGAACGTAGGAAGTCTCGCGTTAAGGGATAGAGAAGACTGAGAAGAACTACAGCCAGTTAGTAATACTTTCACAATTAAACCTATCTACTTTATATATCTTATGGTGCAGATAGAAAGCCGCCCAACCTAAGTTGGACGGCAATCTAACTAAACCAGAACCCTTAGAAAGGAGCTGCTGGTGCAGTTGCAGGTGCAGGTGCGGGAGCAGGTGCAGGTGCGGGAGCAGGTGCAGCAACTGGAGCTGCGGCTTCTGCTGGCTGGTTTGCAGAAAGAGTGTAGTAACGCTTCATCTCATTCTTCTTGCTTCCCATGTAGACACGACTTCCGATTTGAGCACGGAAATTACGTCCACCAAGAGCCTGCTCAATCTGAGCGTTGGTTGGGCCCTGGTCAAAGAAGTCACGACCAAGACCAAGAGCCGACATCTTCGAAAAGAAGATACCCAAGGCAGTTGGGTTTTCCTGCGACACAACCAAGTTGTCCCAAACGAGACGCTTGTTGTGTGGACCGCCCTGAACCTCAGCCTTGAGCGAGAACATTGTCTTGCCAGACTGAGTCTGCTTAGCGACAGCCTCAACAACCTTCAGATCGTAGTCACCATCTGGAAGTGGTTCGTATGATGTGTTTTCTCCAGCCTCTTTGATGAGGTCTGACCAATTCAAGGTACTCATACCTTAATTACCTTCTTTCTTGTTTGTCGTTTTTGTAGCAGGAGTTGCTTCTTGCTTTTCTCCAAAGATGATGTCTAACATCCGCTCAATGGAGAGATTTTCTTGCTCAACAACCGAACCAAGTCGACCTTGGACTCGTTCGCCAGCTTCGTACTGAGCCGTGCGCTCAACATACATTTTACGAACCTTGTATGGCGGTTGCATCGGATCAGGGTTGGGAACTTCCTCAATGGTGATTCCACCAAGGATGTCGTAGAAGTATGGAGCCTGAATTGCCAACTGACCCTGCAGGTATGGACGGTAGCGACCGTCTTGACCTGTACGAGCCATTGCTGTCAGAACAACTGCTTCCAACGGATTTGTGGCGTGCATAGTCAGGTCGCGAAGATCGCGGAGAAGAGCACCCATGTGACGAAGGAGTTCGCCCCACTGTTGCATCTTCATCTGCTCACTACCAGCGATGCTATCCATGCACTTGACTTGAAGTTCAGAGATTGAGTCAATAATCAAACTCTTGAACTGGTGCTTTCCACTCTGCAACCACTGGTATGCCTTGATGACATCGTCATAGTTGCGAACGGTTACAACACATGTATCCCACGTTCCATCTGCGACTGGTGGTTCTTCGCGCAGAGGGTCCCAATACTTGACGACGATAGGGAGGAATCGGTGTCCACCCTCAACATCAAGCATAAGACGTGGATACGGAGCAGTGACGGCAAAGGTTGACTTACCAACCTTTGATTCACCATAGACCATTACTGTAAGAGAACGCTGAATGTCACTCATAGTAATTCCAGTCCTTTCTTGTCATTTTCATTTTCGTAGTATGAATAGGGATCTCCCTCTTCAAACATTTCGGTAATTGCCTGTTCAGCGGCACTGCCATCATCAAACAATGGACAGATTGTGAAGAACTGACACTTCCATTTACATTCACGGCTTGGCTTTGGGTAAGCCACGAATGTGTGATCTGTACCTTCGTCAAGTGCTGTACGCACTCGCATTAGGTCAGTTATTGTTCCGTGGATACGGTTCCAGAAAGAACGAAGAGCAAACACATTGTGTCGCACCTCAATCTGGTCGTAGAACGGAGGGCGGGCATTCGCAGTGCGCTTGACCTTCTTAAGCATCGTAAAGATGCCTCCGTCAGAACGCTCTCCTTCGCCATTTCTGGTTGATTCCAGAAGCATGTATGTAAGAACCTGCTCATTCATATGAGCAAGACTTGCAAACTCAGACAGTGAACCACCAACAGTTTTGAAGTCTCGGAACATACGAACACCGTCAGTCTTTCGACGAACCCGCATGTCAAGCTTCCCCTGGAGTTCAACTTCACCATTAAACAGTGGAGCAATGATTGTCTCTTCCGTTGAGATCATCTCAAGTTCAGCATCAATGCCGTTCTCCTCTACCCACTGCTCATAGCCTTCCAGCATGATGTGACCAAGCTCTGCTTCACTATCTAGAGCATCAGTCTCGCGGAAGTCTGCAATCAAGAGATTTCTATCAATCTCAACCAACTTGGAGTGGGCTTGAAGCAGAGGAACATTGTTTGCATAGTGGTCGTCAAGAGCAGCGTGGATTCTTGAACCAAGTGCAAGAGCACCAGTCATATCCTGAGTACGAGGCTTGAGGCGACGGTAGTAGGTGAACCACCAGCGACGACGGCAATCCTTGAAAGTCTGGATCTCCGAGTTTGATAAACGTACAACTCTTGCCATTATTTTCTACCCTTTTCTTCCTTGAGCAGGTCAAGTAGTTTTTCCTTGTCGTGGACAATCTGCTCAAAGTTGTCCGACTTAGTTTCTAGCACCTGTAGAACTCGCTCTTCAATAGTTCCCTCGGTGACATAGTCTGTAATGATTACTGATTCGTGGATCTCGCTACCGATTCTGTGAACCCGGTCAAGAGCCTGCTTATGGTCAACTAATGACCAAGGACGTTGAAGCATAACCAGACGGCGAGCTGCAGTCAAGGTGACTCCAACTCCACCTGCCTGAGCGGTGAAAAGAATCCACTTAGTGTTGCCTGACTGGAAGTCGTCAATTGATTTTTGACGCTCATCCTCGTTCTGAGCACCAGTGATTAGACCGTGTGGAATCTTGTTCTTTGTCAGTTCAGCACTAAGAAGTTCAATCAACTGACGCGAGACAGCGCACACAGCAACAGAATCATCACCGAAGTCACCATTCTTAATGTCGTCCATCAAAGAATCAACCTTGCAGGAAGGCTCAGACAGGACTGCCCTCGGCTCACCAGATGTCTCATCAACAACAATCTGAGCATAAGAACTAGCAAACTGAAGTAGTCGAATAGTTTGAGTCAAGATGCTTGGTGCTGACAAAGCCTCACCAGACTCAAGTTCAGCGATCATTGTGTCGCGCATCTGGTCGTAAGCTTTCTTTTGCTTTGTAGACATTTCAATGTCGCGACGGTCATTGATTACTGGAGGCAACCAAGGGAGCACGCGAGCCTTGAGCATACGACGCATATGGTGACTGATTGTCTTCTGAAACTCTTCCTCCATATGAGGCTTAACACCAAGAACCATCAAGCCACCAAAAGCGTTAAGCATTGTGTCAACCATCCGATCAATCCACTTTGTCTTTGAAGGCCAATCAAGTGGAGACAGCCAATGAAGAATTGACCAAAGATCAACGACGTTATTGGCAATAGGAGTTCCTGTCAGAGCAAAACGAATATCCGCATCTCCAGTCGCAGCCCAGAGAGCGCGAGTCTGCTTTGACTTCGGGTCCTTGGAGCGGTGAATCTCATCAGCAATAACTACCTTGAAGTCAATTTGATTGAGTTCACGCTTATGGACTTCGCATCTGTTGAGGCTGATCTTTGAGTCATGCCCTCCGCACTCAGTGCAACGAGCCAAAGCAACAGAGCCATAAGGAGCAAGCCTTGAATGAGCGCGTAGCGATTCCCAGTTGATAATAAAAACATCTGCTTCTTCTTCAAACTGCTTACGACGCTTAGTAGATGTCCCGCGAATAACTTGAGTCTTTACCCCTGGCCACCAACGCTCAATCTCTCGTGCCCAGTTCTTCTTCAAGGTATTAGGGCAAACAACTAGGACAGGAAAGACATCTTCGTTCCCTACCTCTTTTAGTTCTTTGATGGCTCTAATCGCTTGAGCCGTTTTCCCAAGTCCAGGTTCGTCAGCAAGAAGAGCACGTCGTGCCGTAGACAAGAACTTGACTCCAGCACGTTGGTGAGGGAACAAGTCTTCATTTCTTGGATCAATAAATTCTTCTAAGTCACGAAGATCATTTGCTGGAGTAATTCTATTCTCCAACTGATCCATTGCCCAATCAGTGAGACTCTGCTCAATAATTAGATCGTCCCTAAAAGTTGAGCGAAGGGCTAGACAAGTTGACCAACTAAGAGGAAGTCTCCAGATTTGGTCAGAAGCTGACCAAGAGGAGCCAGGAATGCTCTTACAAAGTTCCTTGTAGCGATACTCAACTCCTAGACGAATATGCTTACCGTCTGGATCAAGACTTGCAATTACAGCCATTAGTGTTGCCTCTCAGATGTCATTTTGTCTGTGTAGAAATACTAGCACATATATTCAATCGTACAAGTTTTTTTGACTAGTATCTTCTATTCTAGAAGTTTCCTTGGAATCCAACCCTTCTTTACAAGCCTCAGGAGGGCGTGTCGCAGGGCATCGTTTGCGTGCCCTTCTCCACCCCTATGCCACACCTTTAAGGTCTTTAGAGCCTCATTTGGGAACATTCTCTTGGCATCCACAGGCATCTGCCAGACGATTGACTCTCTATCCATGTCAAAGTCTTGCATGATCTGCTTAAGAACCCCGATTTGCTCAAGACTGAATGGGGCTTGAGAGTTTCTGACAGTCTGAGCATTTATTGTAAACTTTTCACAGACGATCTCTAGGTTGTGGAACTCTCCGTCAAAACTGCTAAAAAGAAGTCTAACAATCTCAGCAAACTCAAACGGCTGGGCTTCACCAGAATATACAATAAATGGTTCTTCACCATCTTCTAGTTTTAGAAGAGCAACTCCAGTTGCCTTACCAGGGTCAACAGACAAGACGTATCGGCTCATTTGTACTTCTCACCCCAAGTCTCCATAGGACCATCAATTCCAGACGTGAGCGGAACTGCCCAGCCTTCAGTTGTAGTCATGCACTCTTGGACAGTCTTCATAACTTCTTCCACTTGATCGCGAGGACAGTTCAAGACAATTTCGTCATGCACAGGAACAATCAGAAGTTCCGTGAGGTCGGCTTGGTCAAGTTTGACTAGATTGCTCTTGAACACTTCGGCTGCACCACCTTGAATTAGGTAATTTGTGAGCGTATAGGTGCGGTCATCATCGCAAGGAAGTCTGCGACCAGTCCATGTATAGACATAGCCCTGACCCTCAGCACGAAGACGGCGCATACCAATGTCTTCAATCTTCTTCTGAAAGGAAATCATTCCTGGGTAGTTACGGTCAAACGAATCAGATACCGCACGCATCTGAGGCTCTGGAACTCCTGCAGTCAACGCTTGCTTAGCAACTCCAGCACCGTAGAGACGGCCATAAACAACACCCTTAATTAGAGAGCGTCGTTTGTCAGACCTAGTCATGTCTGGCTCTTGGTAAACCTCGCGACCGATCTCGGTAAAGGGGTCAGAGCCAGTT